TATGATAGCATTGGAATCAATCATTTCCTTAGCTTCTCTTACTAACTCTTTAGCTTCAGTATGTTTTTGTATCTTATCAAATTTAGTATCACCCCAAGTACTTAATTCCGTTTCAATCTTTTGAATTTTATGATTTAATTCATCAATATCTAAATTACCTTGAATTGGAACTATTTGCTGGGATAGAGTTACGATTTGTTCTTCTAAATCACCTTTACGATTTTCTAATTCTAACTTCTCTGCATCTAATTCACCATACTCAACCTTCTTCTCATTCAAGTCGTTTTCTTTTTGGGCTAATTCAGAAGTGAAGTCGGTCTTCTTAAAATTTCTGATAAGTGCGTTCACATCCTTAATGTCATTAGTAGCCGTTTCATACAGCTTATCAAACATATCCAATCCCATAAATTGAGCAAGGAGGTCTTTCCTTTCCGATTGGGATTTATCAATGAATAGGGCATTGTTTCCTTGCAAACTCAATGCCGTCATTACAAAATCCTCATACCTTCCTACATAGGTTTCAATAACTTGGTTGGTATCCCTTCGTTCCGTTCCGTTAAGTGATTCCCTTCCACTATCACCATCTCTCCAAAACTCCACATCTACCTTTACGTTCCTTCCCTTATTAATAGTTCTTCCTTCTCTACGGATATGATACATTACACCATCAATAGTGAAATCCAATTGGCAATGGAAATCTTGCTTCCTATTGTTCATAACCGAAGCTGCCTTATACGCTCTACTACACTTATCAAATAAGCAGAATGAAATTGAATCAAATAGAGATGATTTACCTTGTGCGTTTGGTGCGAATAATCCCATCAGTCCGTTTACTTTATCAAACTTAATGATATTGTCCTCACCATAACTGAACATATTAGAGAAATCAAACTTTACAGGTTTCCAACTTATGTTTCTTTGTAATTCTGATGGTTGGATTCTACTATTAATGTCACGATTGATTTTCTCAATTCCTTGCAGGTCCTCTTTCGTTACGAATGGCATCATACGTTCCACATACTCCCCTATTAAAGAGTTTTGATGGTTTATATCACTCACACTATCAACCTCCAACCTTGCTTCTCTATCATTGGTTTTTTTGTTATTAAACGTATCCGTTCTAATGATTGTAAAATCATCCACACCATACTTTGCCGTAATATCGGCCATCATCCTTTTGGTATCTGCGGTATCGGTATTCTTTATTCTTACTCTTAAACGAGGGTATAGTGGCATATCCGTTACATCAGGCACAATACCACCATCAACATCTAAAGTATAATAACCATAATCATTTTTGATATCAATTTCTTCGTAAGTCATTGTATCCAAATCCCAAGCTAAGAATCCGTGCTTGTCAAGGGTTTCACCAAAGTTTTGTTGTACCAAAGAACCGGCATATACCACCTTACATCCGCTTGGTGATATCATTTCTTGTCTTTTATGGATATCTCCCAATAGGGCTAAATCATATCCATCAAATATATCAGTTGTGAAGTGTCTACTACTAACTACATATCCTATATCGGTTGTAGAGTTATCAACAGGTCCGTGAAACAATGCAATCTTCTTATTACCAAATAGAGTTTCAGCTTTAGGCCAATTGTCTTTGTTGTCAAATATACTGAATACTGCAAAATCAACTCCACCAATACCATAAACCTGCGTATCTCTTAAGTAAGTTAAGTTTGGTAGTTTTAATGCATCTACAATTGGAGTAAGTACATCCATTCTGTCCGAATTGTTCATATTACAATCGTGATTACCAGCGATTACAATTGTAGGACATAGTTTGTTACATTCCGTAAACAACCAACTAATTTCACTTATTAATTCAGGACTCATTTCCAATTTAGCATGAGCTATATCACCAGCTAAATAAATAATAGCATCATCAGTTCCTCTTTTTTTAATTTCATCAAACATTGTATAGAATACTTCTCTGAATTCTTTGTGTCTTTTGATGTTACGAATGTGTATATCAGCAATGTGATAAATCGTTTTTAGTTTACTCATATATTATTTAGTTTCGAAAGTACTAAGTCATCCCATCCGGTTTCTTTAGCTCCCTTCATTAGTTCATTTACTTTTTCAAATCCCATTTCACCAGCATCCTTATCAGTTGGTATAATGTTCCTAACTTTAATCCCATTCTTAATAAACCATTCGGTATGTTTAGTTGAATCATCTACGGCATCCGAATCTAACATAATTGTTATTTCCTTAACACCCTTCTCCATAATTTTGTTTTTCAATTTACTAAGTAAGAATTTACCTAGCAACGGAATTACATTTCTCTTTACTGAAAATGAATCAAACACTCCCTCAACTAATGTGATGGGTTCTTTCCAATTGATTTGATTTTCAAATACAATTACATCTCTACTAATAGGTGGATTCTTATATTTGTATGGTTCATCTTCATAAAAAGAACGAGCTACAAAATAATTAAGTTCACCCATATCGTTATAAGATGGTATAATAACTCTACCACCATATAATCCATCTTCACAATATCCAATATTATGCTTTACTATATCAGCTTTAGCAATACCTCTTTGAGAAAGATAATGGATGGCTTGATTATAATATGGATTTGTACGAGTTGGTTTGAAATATAATTGTTTGAATTCCTTTGGTAATTGTAACTTAGCTACAAATTCTTCTTTGGAATCGTATTCGGGTTCATCACCATATACATCTTTGACCCTATTGAGGTCTCTTACATCCACATTGAGTTTGCGGAGTAGTGAATAAATACTTCTACCCTTTGAGTCACATACCCAACAATGCCATCTTTGAGTATCTAAATTGATTTGGAGTTTCTTTTTATGGTGATTACAAAATGGACAATGATGTGCCTGTTCATTACCCTTTAAGGATGAACCCACACCAAGTGTAGAGTCTAATATTGTGATTATTTGTAATTTATTCCTACCAGATAGCATAGTTTGGATATTATTATCACAAATATACGAAAATTATCTGATATAACCTAATTAATGGTTGGAATTCTTTACATCGTAAAGGAAATCTGCTAAAAATTGCATTTTTGCTACAATTGGTGCTTTTGGTTGGTTTGCTTCCAACATTCCTTTAAGGTCTATAATAGATGCAGCTGCTATTTGAAGTGCATCATCTTTTGCGTTTAAGTAAGCTTCGGAAATTCCGTACTTGTGTGCGATTTCAGGTATTGTCATAACTATTGATTTAGTATATCCCTACGGAAAAACTTTCCCATAAGGTTTTCGTTTATTGCTTGGTCATTGGCTAGTACATCGTAATGAAACTGCCATTTAATTTCGTAATATGATAAGGATTTTTTGGAAAAGCAAAACTGGATAATTTCTCTTTCAAAATCACCAGCCCTACCTTCTTTTACTTCGGATTTAATCCATTCGTTTGATGAATAGTATTTCTCCCAATCGGAAGCACTTCTAACAACTCTCTTTCTAGTCTTTCCCTTAAGGGGTTTCAATCTTCGAACTTGATTTAGGGACTTCTTCCCTATATAAAATCTACCAGTTGGTATGTGTATCATTTTATAGACAAACCCAACTGCACCTTCCGGTGTGTTTTCCTCTGTAACAATATTTCCATTAAATTTCCAACTCACTTATTTATTTTTGATAGATGTTGAGTATATCTTTTTATTATCATATCCACCTGTACCCTGTCCTAATGCACCTTTTCTTGGTTTATTAAGGTCTTTTGCCGATAAATCCATCGATGGGTCAAATGGTTGTTCTACTCCAATTGGAGTTTTATCAACACCTTTAGTGTTAGCATTTCCTGTTGTAGGAACTTTCTTTGTATATAAGTCTAATAAACTAGCCATTGTATTTTGTATGTTTAATTAATAATAAATATAACGATAAAGCGTTTTAACTATCAAAACGAATTATAAAGTTTAATGGGTAATCCGGTAACGATTTAATTGCTTGTGGTAATTTAGCTACTGCAATCATATTTAAGTCATCATCGTATAACGCAATTGTGGTTATAAATGGTGCTAAATACGAACCAGTAGGGTCCACAGAACCACTTTCAAAATAATCATCAAAACTAGCAAATTTGGTTGGGTCTAATGATGACGTAAATGGATATTTACTATTTCGTATATATCTTACTCCGGGTTTTACTATTTTTTTAGTATATGTACTAGCTAATGACCTATCAAATGGATTTGTTATTTCCCATTCATATTTAGTAGAACCATCATCAAAATAAGAAGTAGGATTTGTTGATGTATTGAACTCATTTTCTAATACAGAAATGAATATTTCATTTTCATATATAGTTTTAGTTGAACGAAAATCTACAGTAAAATTTGAAAGAGTAGAACCACTATTTACATTTCTAGTCAATACAATCAATCCTCTATCATAAAAAATATTCCCATGTATGTTACTACCGGAATCAATAAGATTGGAATATCCATCATCTTCATATAAAGAACCATTATCATTTACAATTACAGAGCCAGGCTTTATACCTTCTCCAAACTGAATTTGAGGAACTGCTATTAATGCTATTTCATCTTCTAATACTCTTTCATCGGAAGATGCATATGATATACGTCTACCAACTTCAGTCAATACTGATGCTGTTGCTGAATTGTTGTAAAATTGTGCTTTAACTGATTGAAATACTACTCTTTTATATTGTCCTGCACTCATCTCATCGGTTTGTGCATCAAATGCGGAATTTGTTATTTCCTTTCCAAATATAGGTAATATATCTTCCTCATCCAAAGTCCACTCTTTGTAAACTTTGAAAGGTCTAACATTTATGTCAGATTTTGGAATTTCTTTTAACATCTATTTTATGGTTTAGTATAAATATCTTATAATAAAAAAACCCCCAATCGGGGGTTCTTTTCATATTATCTTAATTTATAATTAGAATGATAATTTAACTTTAATTAGAACTTCCTTATCAAATGATTTAACAATTGGTTGAGAAGTTTTAGCTACTGCAATCAATTCGTTTGAATCATTTAACAAACCTACAGTTGTAACAAATGTTTGTGGGTCTGATTCAAAAGTTGGTTCAGTAAATGTCCCATCAGTATTTACATATGTTGGGTTGTTTGAATAGTTGAATTCTCTATTTGTTGCTCTTACAAAGAAATGTTGTGTTGATACATTTTCAGTTCTTCTTGCTTCAAAATCGTTTGAACCACTTATTGCATACATTAATCTTTTGTGATTGTATTGTTCAGATGCTGTATCTAATGACCCACTAAGATTACCTATAACAGTACCTTGCGAATCACTAACAGTTCCAACCAATGCTCCAATTGCTTTAGGATTTAATACAATAATTCCTCTGTCAGGATAGAATAATCCATATCCAAGTCCAGTAGTTGCTTCAGTTGTATTTTTTACAGTTGCATCGTTTTGAGTACCTAAATTAAGTGAACCACTCACTACGCTAAATACTCTACCAGATTTACCAAAACTATCTCCAAACTTCTTACCACTATCATCGATTAAGTTGAAAGTACCAAGACTTCCCTTTAATCGTAACTGCCAGTTACCAGCATCCATTTGCTCTCTATAACGGCTTCTAGCTACATTAATAACATAGATATCATTTGAATCCGTATCAGTACCAGCACTATTAGGGAATGAAAATAATGGGTCAGTTGGGTCTAACAACATAGATTTGTATTGAGCGTAAGTTCCTTTTGTTGCCAATAAAGAACTATCATCAACATCTAAAGTTACAGAACCACTACCATATACATGTCCGTATGCTACTGCAAATTGAACTTCTGCTGAAGAATCATTTTGTGGGTTTTTTTGATATACATTCAAATAGTATTGTGAACTATTTTGTAATGCTTGAGTTGATGATGTGTAAAATGCAGTTAATGAACCAGAATCACCAGTCCATAATCCAGTAGTTACTACTTCAACTTTTGCGTTTACTTTATCAAAATCACCAAATCTTTTATATACACCAGTAGTAACTCCACCTGTGTTAGTGGATATTTGTTGTCCTGCTGGTAATACAGTGTTTAATAGAGATACGATTTGGTTTGTATCAATTTGACCTGCGTTAGCTAATGATGCTATCTGCGAGGTTATATTTGGGTCGTTTATTAGTGCCATTTCTTATCTCTTTTTATGCTTTATAAGTTACGGTTACAGGAATAGTTTGAGAACCTCCAGTTTCGTTACCATATACAGTGATTGTTGTTTTAACATCACCTGTTAAGTTTGGATTTGGAGTGAATCTAAATTCTAATCCGTTTACAACTTGCGCAGTTGTAGTTATTTCTTCTCCTAAGAATACAGGTACCGAACCTGCTGCTGTTGCTCCTCTAGTAACAGTCA